CGCTTCAAGCCCTTAGCGGGGTTCCAATGTGGGTTGGTGTGGCAGTTATAGCCGCTATTACTGTGATTGCCGCCATTGTTCTATTGAGGAAGAAATGATTGCTTTCGGGTTTATTTGGGCCAAGATTAAGGCGTATGTGATTGGCGCCGTTGCCGTTATTGGTATCTTGATGGCAGCCTTCTTTTCTGGTCGTCGGGAGGGTAAAGCCCTTGCCCAAAAGGATCAGCTAGAAGGAACCTTGGATGGCTTGCAGAAGGGCAATGAGGCTGCCGCCCAATACAAGGGGAATGGTGGCGCTGTAGATGCCTTGGAGAAGGGTAAGTTTTGAAATACGTCCTTCTCCTTTGTTTGGTGGTTTTGGCTGGTTGCGGGCATAATACAGCCTTGGTCTGCCCAAGTATTGTCCCGTATAGCCCTAGTATTCAACAGGGCGCCGCTGCTGAATTAAAGGCTTTGCCTAGCAATTCTATTGTTGCTAGAATGATGGAAGATTATGGTGAACTTCGCGCCCACATTCGGGCTTCTTGTAAATAGGAGAGTGTTATGAAAATGATGAAGCCTAAGATGAAGAAGATGGGTGGCGATATGGAAATGTCCACACCTCGCTTTGCAGCCCGCGCCATGCGTCCGGGTGGGATGAAGAAGGGCGGTCCGGTTCACTCCGATGCTGCCATGGATAAGAAGCTCATGCGTAAAGAAATCGCCCGTGCCGAGAAGATGGAAGATAACGGCATGAAGAAGGGCGGTAAGGTCATGTATGCCAAGGGTGGCGGTGTTGAAATGAAGGGTAAGACCAAAGGCAAGGTGGTGTGATGAAGGACCGCGATCTTCCCTTGCCGCCGCGTCCACCTGCTCGTGGCATGGCCCGCGCCCGCCCTCGTTCCTATGAGGAAGATATGACGCCCCCGCGTGGTATGCGGAATTACCGCCCTGAAATGACGCCGGGCGGGGTTGAATCCTTTGAAGAAGATATGACTCCCCCTGTTGGAATGAGGAACACGAAGCCTCGCCCTGAAAAGCGCATGAAGGCCGGTGGCAAGGTTAAGAAAATGGCTTCCGGGGGTTCCGTGAAATCATCTTGCCAGCGTGGCGATGGGGTTGCCTTGAAGGGTAAAACTAAAGGGAAGATGGTGTGATGGCAAAAAACAAATTCAATGATACTGAGTTTGGGCTTTCGGTTCTAAGCCCTGCTTTTGCTGCATCTAAGGTTATGAGTGGTGACGCTGACATTGGCGACCTTGGCGTTATGGGCGCGATTAAGCGGTTTGGTGGCGATGATAAAAAGCCTGATGGCACACCGCTAACTGAGGATGAAAAGCAAAAGGTTCGCAATATGCTTGCGGCGCAGGGTAAGCCTGTTCCTCCTGGCATGAAGCGTGGCGGCATGGTGAAGAAGCCAAAGGTGAAGAAGATGGCTTCTGGTGGTTCTGTTAAGTCATCTTACACTCGTGGCGATGGTTGCGCGATTAAGGGTAAGACGCGCGGGAAGATGGTTTAATGTGGCTACTTGGGGCCGTTATAGGGGCTATTGGTTTTCGACTGAGGGGTGATGCCATTTTTCAGGAGATTACCGGGCGTGGTGCCACTACCGCGCGCATTGTCTGTTGGGCTTTCCCAATGGGCCTGCTATCCCTTTCCACGGTCCCGTGGTGGGCGTCCGTATGGGTGACGGTGGGTTTCTTCCTTGGCGCTGTGCTTGGATGGTATGGAAGCCTAGACTTAGGGCGCCGTGAAGGTGATCCGGTTAAAGACAGACTTATCATGGTTGCCCGTGGTTTGGTTTGGACTATCTTTCCGGCCTTGGTGGTTTGGCAGTTTGATGTTGGTAATGCGATTGCATTGATGATTGTCGGATTGGCTTGCCCCTTGTTCTATGAATTGGGCTACCGGACTCCTTCAAAGATTCCTTACTTACGGCAGGGGCCGGAGGTGGGAGAGGTTCTGTTTGGTGCTGCTATTGGATTGGCGCTAACGCTATGAAGCCTGTTTGGGAACAGAAAAGGCCGAAAGGTTTAGGGAAATCAAAGCCCCTATCTGATAAGCAGAAGGCTTCTGCTAAGGCGACTGCCAAGGCCGCTGGTCGCCCCTATCCAAATGCTGTTGATAATATGCGGGCTGCAAGGAAGAAGTGATGCCTACTAGCGGAACGTCAACTTGGAATATCGAAATAACCGATCTGATCGAAGAGGCTTACGAAAAAGCTGGCCTTGATGCTCGGACTGGTTATGACTACAGGACTGCCCGGCGTTCCCTAAATATGATTAGTGCTGAATGGTCTAACAGGGGTTTGAACCTGTGGACCGTTGAACAGGCGTCTGTGACGCTTTCTCCCAATGTATCTACATACAGCCTTCCGGCTGATAACATTGATGTGACGGACGCTATTGTTCGATTGGCTGGACAGGGTTCTAACTTTGATTATCCGCTATCGCGTATTGGCGTGACGGACTATGCAACCCTTCCCAATAAGGCAACTACAGGGCGCCCCCTACAGATTTACGTCCAGAAGCAAGTTAGCCAATCCTTCATCCTTTGGCCGGTTCCTGACCAAGCCTATACCCTATTGTATTGGCGCTTAAAGCGTATGCAGGACGCCACTAACGCGCTTGATAACATGGACATTCCGGTTAGGTTTGTGCCTGCCCTAGCGGCTGCCCTAGCCTATCAGATTGCCTTGAAGCGTCCAGAGGCAGTTACACGGGTTCCGATGCTGCAAGCTGAGTATGAACGGCAGTTTGCATTGGCGGCAGAGGAGGATCGGGAGCGGTCCCCTGCCACCTTTGTTCCCTGGAACTATAGCCGGATATGACGCAGAAGTTTGCCTTTGGTAAGCGGGCTTTTGGGTTCTGTGACCGCTGTAACTTCCGCTATCCACTAGCCAAACTAGATTGGCAGGTGGTGAACCAGAAGCCAACGGGGATTAAAGTTTGCTCTGCCTGTAATGATGAGGACCATCCTCAGTTACAGTTGGGTAGGTTCCCGATAAATGATCCTGTGGCGCTGCTTAATCCAAGGCCGGACGTTGACCCCGGCAGGGGATTATTTGGCTGGAATCCTGTAGGGAATGCGGCTATATATGCTACTGGACTTATAGGGATTGTGAATGTAAATATACCCCCACCAACTTCTATTGTGGTGTGGTATAATAATTCAAGTCAGCCGGTTTATTGGACCAATCAATCGGGAGTGCAAGTATCCTGGGTTAATAATGAGTTGATAGGTGTATAGGTATGGCTACTGTTCCTAATCAATTTGCAAATGAAACCACGCCAGTTGAGTTGGTGAAGTTGGATGAGAATTTTGCCGCATTGGTTAATGCTATGCCCCCTAGCTTTGGGACAATGGCCCAACAGAGTGCGAATAGCGTATCCATTACTGGTGGGGTGATTTCTGGTATTTCTGATCTTTCCGTGGCTGATGGCGGCACGGGGGCCAGTAATGCTTCTGCTGCTAGGGCGAATTTGGGTGCTGCTTCAAGCGGTTCAAATAGCGACATTACATCTTTAAGTTCTTTGACTACGGCACTTACTGTGGCTCAGGGTGGCACTGGCGCTAGTGACGCCGCTACAGCCCGAACTAACCTTGGTCTTGGCACGATTGCAACGCAGGCTTCAAACTCAGTTTCCATCACTGGTGGCTCAATTACCGGAGTTACAATAACCGGATTGACTGGTGTTGCTTCTAGTGGGGCCAATAGCGATATTACGTCTTTGAGTGGTTTAACCACTCCCCTTTCAATAGGGCAGGGCGGGACAGGGGCTTCTACTGCTCCAAATGCTAGGACTGCCCTTGGGGCGGCTGCTAGTGGCGCGGTTGGTTCTTCTGATTTGACCATGACAACTGCCCGTGTTCTTGGCCGCACAACGGCGGCAGCAGGGGCTATTGAAGAACTTGTATCTGTTCCCGTTTCCCTTGGTGGGACCGGGGCAACCGATAATGCGACAGCCCGCACCAATCTTGGCCTTGGCACGGCAAGCGATGTGACATTTAATTCTGTCACTGACTCCAAGGGAGAATTGCGGCGCATTCCGCAAAATGCCCAAACTTCGGCCTATGTTTTGGTTGCCTCCGATGCTGGCAAGCATATTTCCATCACGACTGGCGGCGTGACGATTAACACTGGCGTTTTTTCGGTTGGTGACGCCATTAGCATTTACAACAACAGCGCGTCCAATCAGACCATCACACAAGGAACAAGTGTGACGATGTATTTGGTGGGGACTGCGACAACCGGCAACCGGACTTTGGCGCAGCGGGGGTTGGCTTCCATCCTTTGCGTTGGCACTAACACCTTCGTTATTTCGGGTGGTGGTTTGACGTGACGATACAGCAGATTCTTCTTGGCACGGCGCCCACTAGCGGCATCGTCACTAGCGGCCTTGTGATGCACCTCGATGCGGGCAATGCAGCGTCCTACCCCGGCAGCGGCACGGCTTGGACGGACCTAAGTGGTAACGGTAATAATGGGACGCTAACTAATGGCCCGACCTATAGCGCGGCAGATGGCGGGCAGATTGTTTTTGATGGCACCAATGACTTTACCGCCATCGCGGGAAGTTCATCTTTAGCGTTCAACACGGGTGACTTTACGCTTGAGTGTTGGTTCAAGCTAACGTCAGTCACTACCGATTATGAATATATATACTCTATCGCCTACGGTGCTTCAGCACATCAGGAGTATAGCCTAAGATTTGGCGAGACTGGCTTTGATAACAGGCTACAATTCGCTGTTAATGCGTCTGGAATAGGCAGTACTTATTCGTTTCCAGAGAAAAAAAGCACACTGTCTGGGGTATGGTTGCAATTCGTCCACACAAGAGAATCTGGATCGAATAAAGCATTCATCAACGGTGCGGCTAGAAACTTCAATTCTGGTATCGCGCCGACAACATATCCGTTAAGTTCGTTTAGTGATTCGGCTGGATCATCAACTCAATTTGCAAGTTCGTTGGCGCGATCTCAAACCTTTTTGGATTTTTATGCTCCAATCAATATCCCGATATACCGCATCTACAACCGCGCCCTCTCCGCTTCCGAAGTCACACAAAACTTTGACGCCAACAAAGCGAGGTTCGGCCTATGATTGAATGGAAAATCGCAAACCTATTTGCCACGCTGAGCAATTCCGAGGTGGACCAGCAGCGCCCCAATGGCGCGATTGTGGTGCGCGCTGAATGGCAGGTAACGGGGCGGGAGCAAAACATCACGGCGAGCGTGACTGGCGCCCAAGAGTTTGTCTATGACCCGGCCACAGATTTCACGCCGTATTGGGAACTGACTGAGCCGCAGGTGCTTGGCTGGGTTCACGGCGCCATGGGCGAACAGCGCCAAGCATACGAAGATATGGTGCGCCAGCAAATCGCGCAGAAGAAATCCGAGCCGATCACGCTGCCCCTGCCGTGGCATCAAGCGCCAGTTGTTCAGGAATTGGTTATCGCGCCTTCAGGCAATGACACGCTGTTTGGCGGCAACGGCAACGATAGTCTTGGAGGTTTGGAATGAAACCAAACTGGATGACGCCCGGCCTAAGCCATGCCTTGATTGGCGCTGCGCTGACTGCGGCTATTGGTATTCCGTGCGCTTTGATTGGCTTGCCTGCGCTTATCGGCGCTGGCTTTGCTATTGGGTTCTATGTCGGGCGAGAGCGCCGTCAGTCTGAGGAACACTTTGAGAGCAACCGCATTTTGCCGTGGCAATGGAAACCTCGCGCGGGCAGGGATATGGGCTGGCCTGCGCTGGCGGCTGCTATTGTGGCGCTGGCGATTGAATTGGCGTTTTGAAAAGGAATGATGTGATGGAAAAGAAGCAACCCCTCCCTGTTGTTGGTGAAGATTACAACCGTGGTTTGAAGGGTATCTCCATGTCTGTTGGTAGTTTTACCACAGCGAAAGATTATCCGCCAAAGAAACCATCCGCGAAGATTCGCGGCACGGGCGCTGCCATTAAAGGAACTATGTTCCAAGGCGATCAGTAATAGGTAAGCGGCAATGAATTACGCAGCCCTCTCACAGATGTTGCAAGACTATACTCAGAATTATTCTACTGAGTTTGTTGCCGCTATTCCTGACTTTGTGAACTTGGCCGAGGACAGGATTTACAAGGCCGTCCAAATACCGGCGCTAAGGAAGGTTCAAACTTTCACGCTAACTGCGAATGACAAGTATTTTACCGTTCCAAGTGATTTCCTTTCTGCTTATGCTGTGGCGGTTATCACGGGTGGGTCCTATAATTACCTTCTGGAAAAGGAAGCTGGCTATCTAAATGAGGCTTTCCCGGTTGTTAGTTATCGTGGGATTCCAAGGGTTTATGCTGTAATTGACGAGGATAAGCTGGCATTTGCCCCTACTCCTGGGTCTGCTTATAGTATTGAAATGTATTATTTCTATGAGCCTGAAAGCATTGTCACTACCAATACTAGCTGGCTTGGTGAAAATGCTGAGAGTGTATTGTTCTATGGTGCTTTGATCGAAGCCTATACTTACATGAAGGGCGATGCTGACTTGATTGCTCTTTATACCACGCGCTATAATGAAGTATTGGCTAGGTTGAAGAATCTTGGCGAAGGTCTTAATAAGAAAGACAACTTCCGTGTTGATGCTCCGCGCCTTCAGGTGACATGATATGATAAACTCAGCATATTGCACGTCATTCAAAAAGCAGCTTTTGGAAGGAGCGCATGACTTCCGTGTGGGGGAGAATGTCTTTAAGATAGCCCTATACACTGAGGCCGCTAACCTTAACTCAAACACCACGGCCTATACCACGGCGGGGGAGGTTGTGGGGATTGGTTATACCGCTGGCGGTTTGACTTTGACCCAATCTAGTCCGGTGGAGTTTGGTGCTAGTGGGATTGTGACGTTCTCTAATGTGTCTTGGACGGGCGCTACAATAGCTGCTCGTGGCGCATTGATCTACAATTCAACCCCTGTTCATACCTATACCAATCCAGCCTGCGTTGTGTTGGATTTTGGGATTACTAGGACGGCTCTCAACAATACGTTTGAAATTCGGTTTCCTACTGCTACCGATCAAACGGCGATTATAAGGGTGTACTGACATGCCTTCAACTTATTCAACGTCTTTGCGATTGGAATTGATTGGGGCTGGTGAGCAGGCCGCTAATTGGAACAACACCACCAATTACAACCTTGGCACGTTGCTTGAACAGGCTATTGCGGGGGTACAGTCGGTTGCTGTTTCAGGGGCTAGTTACACCCTGACTACGGGTAGTGGGGTGGCTGATGAAGCCCGTAATGCGGTTCTTGTATTGACCGGGACGCTGGCTGCAAGCTGCAATGTTATTGTCCCTACTGCGGATAAGACTTACACCTTCCGCAATGCTACCACGGGCGGGTTTAGTGTGGTGGTTAAGACTGCGGCGGGATTGGGTGTAACTATTGCTAACGGGTTCACGCAGCAAGTTTATTGTGATGCAACTGATGTGATTGCCTCTGGTCCTGCTTTCAACACTTCAACTGGCGCCATTACTGCCAATCTTACGGGCAATGTAACCGGGAATGTAACCGGAACA